CGGCTCATGTCTTCTCGTACTTCAGTACGTGTTACATACTCTTCACGTGTTCTATTCATTAATATATCTATACGCTTTATCTCTTTAGCCATACCACCAAGATACCATGCGCCACCCATTACGACTATACCGATTAAGGTATCTATGATATGCACTACATCCATCAGTCAGCATCTGCTATGGTTAGTTCACCGGCCGCTACTTGGCGCATGGCCTCGTCATATTGTGCATTTCCAACAGTTTTTGGCACTACTACTTTTTCGCCATTAATGGTCGCAAGAAAACCTACTATAACATCATCTTGCGGTGGTGGTCCTTTTGACCATTGTGCGTTTTCAATAACCATTTCAATAACCATCTATAACTCCGCATCCACTTTTAGAGTTGTGGCTCCATTTGAATATAACGAACAAATTGAATCGTCTGTTAAACCAGAATAACCATCTGCGTTATTATTGTAAGCAGCCGCACCTGTTGTTGTAATAAAACCTCTTATCGTACTACCTTGAGTAACGTAATTTGCCGTATCGTCAGTTATTCCAATTTCATTAGATGAAGTTCCGATAGTTGGATAAGTTAATGTTGGTGCTACCCTTTTTTCTACTTTCCAAATAATCTGCTGCAACAACCATTGAGTTGTTGTATATGAGTTTCCGAATACAACGTAACCGTTCCACTCTACGGTTTCAAAATACCTTTTGCATTTTTCTAACGTAGTTCCAAAGTCCTCATGCTCAAAAGGCGTGGCTACCTCTCCAACTTCCATTTGCAGTCCAGTTATCTCAATAAAATTATCAGTTGATGCAAAGATACTACCTATACCCGCTGCTCGTTTTGTGTTGTCAGCAGCACCTAAAGTAGACCCTTGAATTGTACCGCTGGAAAAATCACTCCCTGCGTGTAAGAAAAAATTTATCTGCATTTCGTTAGAGTTGTCATTATCTATCTGTATAGAAGAAGCCGCTGCCACAGTCATAGTGTATCTTGCCCAACTTGTTCCTATTGTATGAACAGTCGCAGCTTGGCGATTAGTGCCATTTGAAAACCTTGCCTCTAAAGATATGGCTCTGCTTTCGTTTGACTTTGCATAAAACGAAATGGTAAACGCCTTTGAACTTGTGCTATTAGATTTTAAAGTTTGTATATTTTGACCCTCAATCCTTTGAGACAAAATTAAAACTTCTCCTGCGGCTATTGAAGTATCTGCTGTTGTGCATTGTATTTTTAAGGCGTTAGAAAAACCCTCCAAATCAGTTACATCAGACTGAGACATTGTATATCTACCAGCAGACGCAGAATTTATTGACATGATAAACCTATCAAGTGTGAAATAACCAGAAGCAGCCCCAAGTCCAGTGCTTGAGGTTGCCCTTTGCGAGACAGCCATGGAACCATTTTGAACAAGATTTTTGTTACCCTGCGCCTGACCTGAACCTATCAATGCGGCTAATTCTGCTGCTTTACTCATGCTAGATCTCCTTGAACAGTAACACTAGCGTTTGTTTCAATATCATACATTGTAAAATAGGCCGTGCTTCCTGCTGTGTACGCTGAATCTATTTCAACACTACTGGCGGTCTTAGATTCTATAGCACAAGTTCTAGTATTGTTACTGCCGCCATGATTGTATGTCATTGTCATATTTGCTGAATAATTTACACTTCCCATCGCACTGGTGTAGTTCAGACCGTACTCACCAGTTCCATCATCATCTATGCTAGAAAAGTTAAAACTATCTGGTAAGGATGCCCCACCAGCAGCAATATGCGCCCATGCTTTTGCACTACCACCCGCTACAAAGCTAGTAGCAATGCTGTTATTACCGCTGGCATCCTTTAATGTGTTAACTCTTAGTTCGCTTGCCATTATGCGAGGTCTCCTGTCACCTGACTACCAAGATACTCAGCATCAGCTAATGAACCACCCGCACTAATTATAGTAACTATTCTGTGTGCTGATGTTGTAATAAATGAATTGTCTTGCGGGTAACATATGGGAACTTGGCTTTGAATAGCACAACCCATAGTTAATCCATAATGCTCACTTGACATATTATTGGTATGATTCATTGTTGCTTTTCCAGTCGCAGTGTCAGTTAAACTAGAAATATTTAATGAATCATCTACTGTTGTGACATCAACAGAACACCATACCTTCGCCAACCCCTGCTGAAGATTAGTCGTGGTTGAGTTGCCCTCGCCAGTAACGCTAATAGAGCCAGCGGTGGTTACACCTGTCAGGGTATCTACTTTAAGAATACTAGCCATTATGCAAGGTCTCCGTGAACTACACTCATAGCAGTGTCCGTATCTGCTCTTGTTGTGCCACCTCTAGTAAAACAATTAACTTGATGATAAGAGGCCGCATTATCACTACTTCTATTTCCAATGTATTGGTCACTATCTCTGAAAGCATTTGTAGTTACACACTGTTCTGCATCACTCATGCTGTTTGTGTAAGTGCTTTTATATTGACCAGTTCCAGCATCTACTGTTGACGAAACATTAAAAGAACTTTGTGTTGTGCTTGTAGAAAAATGACAAAATGCCTTTGCTGTTGTTTGCTTAGTCAACCCAACAGGACCAGTGCCAGCCTTATCTGCAATAGTATCTACATTTAGTACACTGGTCATACGATACTCCAATATCCGTTAACAGTGACGGTGGCATTGTCCTGTGTAATAGGCCCAGCCGATACGCCATTCTCATCGCTGTCAATTGTAATGTCTGCGCTGATGGTCTGACCATTCAATCGGATGATGCTGTTGTTACCCTTGAATGGGTAGCGTGTATCTGCTTGTGACTTTGTGTAGCTATCTGCTACAGAGAAAGCGTCATACACTACCATCTCAACTACGTCATTGAGGCTTGCTCCTGTGACCAACACGACTGTTGTACCTGTCGTTGCTGTATAATCTGTACCGGGCTTGAGTAGCACACCGTTCTGATACACGTCCATGTACAGGCTATCTGTATATGTCAGTGTTTTACTGTCTGCATCAGAGCCACTAAAGGATGTTTGACTAGCAGTCGCTTGATATACAAAACGATTGCGAACACCGAACTCTGGGGATTTACCTATGTATGGCATTATGGTTTCTCCGGCCAAGTAACATCGTCTAGTGATGTGGCAGATTTAGTTATATCACGTAAGTCTTGGCGATATTTTGTTTGTGCAGATGTAACATCAGCCGTGTCAGGCAAAACCCAATGGTCTGTTTCAGATAAAAGTTTATTACGAACTCTGCGTAATTCTTCTAGCTCATTAGCTGTTTTTAATTCGGCTTCCTTTGCTGCAACATCATCCTTATTTACAGATACTGACTTGCCGTTGATGTCCATAACAACTATATTTTCACCATCTACCGTAATAAAAGCCGCATCTGAATATAATGATTGGATTGCTTGAGTTTTTATCATCGTCATGGCTTTATCTCCAATATCACCATTTCAGAGCGATTACCCGATTCAGGATTCATTGTGCTTTGTGCTGCGTCTGAAGAAGTCTTTTTTGCTTGAAATTTATAAACTACCGCTGATGTAGTTGATGGCTGGTCAACAAACGAGTAACTTAATGATGAAGCGTTAAAAATACCTCCCGACCCGTAATCGTAAGTTCGCAAGTCTTTACCAGAGATAGCGGTTGAGTCTCGTAATAATTGTGTGGTTGCATGAATATCTGTGTTCCCAGTTCTGTTTGCCGCAAAAGCAATAGATGCAAGTATAAATATAAGCGAGTCTGTAGCTGCTGGGGTTATCGTTAATGTCATGCCAGTCAGGTCTGCAAAGGATGTAGTAGTATTAGCAACAGTGCTTGTTGTGCTAGTGTGGAGACACTGAATAACACTACCTGATGGCATTGCAGAATCACGAATTTTTGTCAGAGCCATTTACTTATCCTTATGCGTAAGGGCTGTCACCCAACACAGATGTATCCCAAGCTGCCTTGAGTTTAGCAATTGTGTCTGCGCTAGTAATTGCAGAAGCAGCAGGTGCATCACGCAGTGCTTTCTTCTTATTTACAGAAGCAGTCTTTGCATCCGCATCGTCAGCCTCTAGTGCTTTCATATACACTACGTCTTCTGCCTCAAGCAGTGGCGCACGTACTTCACGAATTTTATCCTTGAAGATTTCTTTGGCCTTTGTCATGTCTTCAGAGATGACTGTGCCATCCAATGACCATGCACCACGGAAGTGACGGTCAGAAGGAACGGTGGCTGATGCAGCATCAATCTGATTCCCGTCCTTGTCTACGATATATGTTGTTGCCATTAGTTTTCTCCTATGCGGCTAATTCAGTGACGCTAAGTTCCTCAGTTATCTTCCAAGCATTGCGCCACTCACGTGTGCTTGGTAACTGTTCTTTACGGCATATAACCATCTTTGGTTTGTTGCCCTCATTCCAATTGCGCCACACATGCTGTGGGCAATCTTTCATAATTAGGTATTCTATTGCTTGCTCTTCTGTCATAGCCTCTACAGGCTTTGTGTTATGGAGCAAGTGTCCTCTGGTATGTTTTACAAAGTCAGGCTTTGCCTCATCTTTGGCTAATTCCCAATATACCTGCACTGGTGGTAAGATGCCGCCTTGTAGCGCACAAGCCATCCAGTTTGGATCAGGCACAAGTATCTTTGCACATTCGTCAATACTGTCTTCGTACACTACACGATAGTCAGATTGTACAGCGTCTAGGTTTTCTTTAGCCCAGCATAGTCTGTCAAATAGGTGTGTGCCTTGAAACTCTGGTGTTTCCATTATGCGAGGTCTCCTACACCGTAATAATTACAATCCCCTGAATCAAGGTAAGCACTTGTGTCAGTTCTATATATACGAGATGCCATTATTGCAGCAGTGTTATGACTGGTGTCTATGGAGCAATTTCCTGTACTGCTACCCGCACAGACCATTTGACCAAAATTAGCATCGGTAAAAGCATTTGTTATTGCCAACTCATAACGCCCTGTTGAATTGTCAGTTAATGATGAGATGTTAAGACTTTTATTCAAAGATGTTCCATTATCTTGATTGGCATACGCTTTAACACTACCGTCAACAACATACTGCGTATCAACCGTACCAGCGGTGCTGTGTTCTAGCGTATCTGCTTTTATCTTTCCTAGTGCCATTATGGTTTCTCCGGCCAGCTTACGTCATCTAAAGATGTTGCAGACTTAGTAATGTCTCGTAGGTCTTGACGATAAGTTTTCTGTGCATCTGTCATGGCGGTTGTGTCTGACATATCCCACCAGTCGGTTTCAGCAATACGCCTGTTACGTTCCGTACGTAATTCCGTTAGCTTAAATGCAGCAATAAGTTCAGCTTCTTTGTTTGCTACCGCAGAAGCATCCCAAGACACTACCTTGCCATCTTTATCTGTCGCTACAGCATTGTCGCCATCACCATGTATAGTAACGGCAGAAGAGTATAGAGAATAAATAGCTTCATGCCTCATGCTGAAATCTCCATAACCGTAAGCGTAGACACGCCCTTATGATTATAGCCATAATTGTCAGTAGACCCATAACTAGGACGATTAATGTAAGTGTAATAATTACTGTCGTAAGTATTTCCAGCAGTTATTTTATATGTTATTGCTGATGTTGTAGATGGAGAATCCATAAACGAACCACTAGCATTGTTTTGTTGAAAGCCTGAGTTATTTCCTTCAGTAGAATTACATGAAAACCAAACTTTAGCTTGATTGCCAGAAGCGTCTGAATTAACAGCAATTTGTGTGCTGTCACGATAAAGTTTTACACCAGTATATCTAGCAGCCGTTTGACTAGCATCAGACGTTGCAGCGGAAATATTAAGGTTACACATAACAAGTATTGTTGATGATGAACTTGTTGGTGTGATTGAAACAGATATTACATCTGCAAAAGTCAAACCTGCTATTGATTGGACATCTGAGTCAACAGTTGACTTTACTTGCAGCACAGAACCAGTGCTATTCAAAATAGGTTTGCCAGCAAGAGTTTGTATTGCGTCTGTTTTAATTAAACTCATGCTAGGTCTCCAAAACAAATTAAGTCTACAAACGCAAAGTCATAGTCAGTTCTGTTTTGACTAGACAAAATATAAGCACTGGTAACTTTTATGCTTCCTGTCGCTGTATCCCCAGCCGAACCATCTTCTCGCATATATGTCCAAAGAGCAGAAGAAGAACCCGCATTGTAAGTCGCTGAACCCACATGACTGTAAAGTATATTTGCAAAACTGCTTGTAAAATTATGCGAAAATGACCCAGTGCCGTGATCAGTTATAGAACTATGATTAAGTGAACCTGATTGAAGTGTTCCAGCGGCATGTTGTCCTCTTGCCTTTGCAGCCTCTTGTTTAGTCAGCGTAGCCGCACCACCGCCTGTGCTTTGTATGGTATCTGCTTTTAATGTACTCATAGCGTCACCAATGTCCCACCGCTTTCAACGGTTAATGTAACACCAGAAGCCACGGTAAACGGACCAGTTACGTTGGCATTCTCTGTAGCTAGGATGGTTGTATCTGCTGTAAGGGATTGTGCGTTGGTACGAAACAAACCACCAGCCTTGAAGTTACCTTTGTTTTCTGCAGCAGGTGTGATTGAGCCAGCAGATGTACCCATGTACATAACAAAGATATTACCAGTGCCGCTAGAAGGGGCAGCAGTAAAGGTAAGATTTGTACCATTAGGCACAGTAAAAGCATCTACACTTTCCTGTACAACACCATCAACGGATACTATAATATCTTCTTGTGCTACAGTTTGATTAAGAGTGAAGATGGTTGTTGAGCCATCTCCATTAAACTCTTGTGTAGCAGGACGTGTTTGAAAATTACTAGATACAGGATTACCAAGAAATGGCATTAGGTTATCTCCATAATACTCAATGCTGTGTCTGCGCTATTTGCAGTATCGGAAGCCACACTAAGAGTATGCGTAGCTTCCATGATTATTTTATTTCCTGCCATGTACTCAAAAGATGAACCAGCAGGTATTGGTATGTCTTTAGCCAAGAACACAGTAGATGCAGCACTTAGCTTTATGTCTACTGTGATTTGACTTGATGTGGTATTAGCAATGGTCAGGCCAATAACCACAGTAGTTGTAGATGATGGCACGGTATAAATATTCATTAGACCGTTTGCTGCTGTGCTTGAACCATCAAAAGTTTTTACTTTAAAGGTATTAGCCATGACCTACTCCTTATGCTACATCATCTAACAATGCTGCTACAATGCAAGTTACTGTGCTTGTAGAGGATATTGCATGGATGTCTGCAACAGTTGTATTAGGAAGGTTGCCAAACCAAGAGTGACCTGCTGCAATCTTAATTGCATCACCAGCACTTGTTGACGCAGTTCCTGCATCAAGAACAATATACACATCGTTGCTTGAGTCTGTGTTTTTAATAAACAAGAAGTTTACTTTATCACCAGTAGCAACAGCCGTTGGTGCAGTATCATCATCTACAGCAGTATAGTCTGTATAATAACCAGCAATCAAGTCTGTGCTAGAGTTTGATACGCTAGTAAGTTTATAGTACCACTTATCGTTAGCGTCTGCTGGTGAAATTGTTACACTGCCAGAAATAGTCTTGGCGATTTCATCAGGCAATACCGTTGCCTGTACGGTTACTGAGGCATCGTCTGCCATGATTTTCTCCTTATACTACAGGTTAATTATACCACATTTTAAGTGGTTTGTCAAGCCCTAATTTATACTAGCCAAGGGCTATGGCTAATGCTGTCGGGTCTTCACTTGAGAACCCGGCATTTTCTAAATAAGTTTTTACTACACTCAAGTCCATACGCTTGACTGTACCAGCGTCACTTACTAGCAATTCGTCTGTATCTGCAAGACCTGAAGTAAGTGCTGTTTGACCGCTAATAATATTGTCATTCAACATGCCGCTTTCAACAGCGTCATTTGCTATGGTCAATGCTCCTGCATCACTAGCAGTTGCATCACCTGACATTGCAGAGTAGATGTACTTCTTAACACGTGTAAACTCTGACTTACGCTCTGTGCCGTTTGCACCATCGTCAACAATAAGCAGGTCAGCATCTACAAGGTCTGCACCAATGTCTGTGCCACCGTCAATCTCAAGTGCGCCAATGTCAACTTTACCTGCTGTAGAAATAGTGCTAAGTTTGCTGTCAGCAATACTACCAGCCAACATACCATTAGAAACTGTGCCGCTATCGCCTGTGCCAATAAGTGTGCCTGTAGCAACAGGCAGGGTTAATACTGCGCTACTACTTGCAGAGTGTGGCTGTGCTTGCAGTGTTTGTGCGTGTGCGTTAGATGATTCACAGTAGAACTTTACCTTTGTTACAGAACCTGTGCCTGTCCTAATGTCAATAAGTCCGTCAGTAATAGACACACCACCAGAACTGCCGTTACCATCTATAATAACCTTACCACTACCGTTAGGTAGAATGTTAATATCGCCATTGGATACGGATACAATATCGTTGCCATTAACGTCCAAGTCACCGCCAAGCTGGGGAGAAGTGTCCGATACAACGTCTGTCAAACCACCTACTGATGACACTAAGTTAGTTACAGGAATTTTTCTGAGGGCCGTTGCTGAGTTATCGTAAAACAATATTAAGTCATTAGATGTATCCACTGTGGTTTCTTGTGTCTGCCCTGTAATAACACTAGCATCAAGCATAGAACCTTCAACAGCACCGCTTGCAATAGTGACTGCACCACTGCTTGCCATTGTTACGTCACCAGAGATAGCCACTGGATTATAGTTAGTCCCGTCACCTACAAGCATATGACCTGCAGTGTTTGTACCCATAGTCAAATCATCACCAGAGATAGTTAAGTCACCAGCTATGGTTGCGTCAGCACCAGAAAAAGTTATTGCTGTTGTAGTGCCTGATTTAATAATAAGGTTGCCAGATGTGTTTGTTAAAGAACCGTAAGTAGTACCCCCATCTTTTAGGAATACATCACCACCATCTGCATCAAGAATAATGTCTGTGCCAGCATCAAGAGTAATTGTGCTGGTGCTATCTATTTCTTCAATGACAGGAGTTGTAAGAGTTTTGTTTGTGAGGGTTTTGGTGGTTTGAGAAAGGTAGGTATCAAAAGTATCTACTGTTGTCTGGCGCATTGTGCCGCCATCATTAGTTACAATACCATCTCCACCTGCGACTGCTGTTGTACCAGCAGAGGAAGCACCATCCATGAGGTTTAGTTCAGCAGTTGTTGCTGTAACCCCATCCATAATATTGAGTTCTGAAGTGGTGGCTGTTACGCCATCCATAATGTTTAGTTCAGAAGTTGATGCAGTAACGCCATCTAAAATATTAATCTCTGCTGCTGTAGCAGATATAGCTGTACCATTAAAGTTAATTGCGTCTACATATGCAACGCCATCAATATATAAGTCTTTCCATTCAGCAGATGTGCTACCAATGTCACGTGTGTTATCACCATCAGGTATTAGGTCTGCACCCAATGTACCCGATACAATTACATTACCTGATAGGGTCATAGTGCCAGCAATGTTGGCTGCACCAGCTAGATGTAGTTCTTTAAACTTAACACTGCTAGAGCCAAGGTCTACATCATTGTTTGTTACAGGTAGAATAGCACCGTCTTGAAAACGTACTTGTTCTACTGTAGAACCAGCACCACCTGCATCTACGAACACACCTACACGATTGTTTGTATTGTCAACAACAACTTTGTTAAGAGGAGTAGCTACACCGGGGTCTCCAATCAATCCAATGACTGGACCCTCTGCTGCTGTACCATCGTGTTTATGTCCTGAAGTGTTTACAAAAGCGGCTAGTATTTGATTAAATTCATCATTACTGTGTGATGCGGTGATAACGTCACCGTCAGTAAATGATGATTGTCTAGTATAACCTGCCATTACCTTCTTGCTCCTGCGTCAAATTCTAATTGAAATCCTTTAAGTGAGTATGGTGCAGACGTACCTCTGTCATTAACTCGTAGTGCTACAGCAAAACCTGAACCTTCTATGGGCTGTCTAATCAATGGGTTTGTCTGTCCACCGTATGTCGCTGTGCCGTACAAAGAACTACCATAAACTGCCACCACGGAAGATGTATCAAAGGGATACGCTGCTGGTCTTGGGGTGGTAGGTGCTTCATAGTCATACCGCACAAACAAGTCTGCGTTCACTGCTGCTTCAGGTGCGTAGTTAATAATTACACGCTGAAAGTTTTTTCGTATGCCAGCGTCACCCATTGTTAAATCAGGTGAACGATACTTACCAACAACCACGCTACCATCAAAAGTGTCACCCTGTTCTTGGCGATATACATAACCATCAAAATCGCCATGAAGAACTATTGTGTCACCTGCCACAACAACAGAGTCTGTGCTTGTTGCTCTTATACCTAGTAAGTCACCAAACTCGTAGGCTTGTCCTTTACGTACACAGATAACGCCTTTTGTTGCTGACCTTGTTGTGCTTGCATTTGTAAAGAATATTCTATACTGCGTCTTGTCTGGTATAACAACACTTGAAAATTCATCTACATCTGACAAATCCAGAAAGCGTTTTTGTACTTGTCTACTTATTGTTCCTAATTCTACGTCACCAATTTTTTCAGTACCAGCTACTGTTCTTAATCCGTCTGGCCCAAGAAAAACAATGTCACCACCAAATTCTTGGATTGTAAAATTATTTAAACAACCTATTTCTCTAGTTACTGGTTGTACAACAAAATCTCCTATTGTGTTGCCAACTAGCTTAAATATTCTTTCTTCACAAAATATAAACAGCGCATCACGAAAAGGAAATAGTCCTGTTATATCACTGTCGACTCGTATTGTACCTGCGCCATTAGCTGGTGTAAAATCGTCATCTGTAAACGGAGCCGTAAATACTAGAGACTGTGGCTCACCTGACATACCTGCAAAGAAACTGGTATCTTTAAATCTTGTTACAAAGGCTGGGTCAGATGGTGCGCCTGTTGTACTTATATCTGTTACTGTTGTGCCATCAAACTTACTTGCATGATTTGCACCGTCTGCAAACATAAGTAGGTCAGTGCCATTTAAGTTATATCTAAAATGTGTATACCTACCTGCGCCTGTTCTACCACTATCTATCTGCGACCACGAACCAGTAGTTCCAGCTTGATATACATTTGTGCCTCTGGCAGCTACTACCTTACCCTTAAAGTGGGCTGACAGTAATATTGGTTCAGAATCTGATGCTGTTTGTGGAACTACATTACTATTCCACTTTGCATATCCAGATATTCTTCTATAGCCACCAGTTACGTCAGGCTCAAAGTTTTGTAATTCTAGTGCCATCCCCGGCTGCATAGCAAAAGTAGATTGGTCTAAGACTAATCCACCCTGACAAGCGAAAACAAAAGGATTGAGGCCAGCTTCATCTGCCATTTAATACACCTAAAATGCAGCTACGTTAATGCCATACCTTTGCGAGTGCGGAAGATAGGTTGACCTCACATAATCTGTTCTGTTCAATAATATTGATTGCATATGCTTTATACCCTCTTCAAACCTAGTAAAGTTTAAACCATACTGTTGTGCTTCACCTCTGTACTGATATGCATATGCAGTTGCACCGTCTGCGATTACTTGTCTAAATTGTTCGGGGACAGCGGGGACATCAGTGGCAGCAGCTAAAGCAGTAGGTCTACTGTAGTATTCATACTTTAATACGTATGCTTTGTCTGGGTAAGGGTATAAGCCGTAATTATTATCAGGTGTTCTAAATACAAAGTTTGGAACGCCACCTACACCTGATGAGGTTTCTTGACCAATATATTTGTCTACATATTCTTTATAGTCTAGCACACGTAGAGTAGTAGCATCTACACCCAGTGTGTTATCTTTGCTTATTCTAAATGTTTCGTAGTCCACATGCTGTGTACCAGTAGGAACTGTGTACCGTGTCTGTGAAGCTACAAGAGTTTCTGTTTGGGTTGCATGGCTAAAAGGCCAACCAAACTCTCTTTGGTTAATATAATTGATAGCATCGTTTACTGCGTTTTGACATTGTATTTGATAGCCTCTTGCTGCAGTGAAATTAGTAGCGGTAAGCACTACTTCATTCATACGAGCAAGAACTTCATTTGTCAAACCAAGAAAATCATACGCCATGTTAAATTCCTAAATGAAAGTGAGGGGGCAAGTTACCCCTGCCCCGTCACATTACTTTACGCTAGTGTATCACGGTCTACTTCTTGAGCAGTCATGTCACCCGTATCGTCAACGTCCATGCAGACAGCAAACATGCGGATCACTCCACCTGTTGTTGTACCTGTCATTGCTTGGATTTCAATATCAATGGTATCAGAAGTGCCACCGATAAGAACAGGAGTTTGTCCTGCCTTAAAAGCGTAATCACCTACTGATGCTCCATCAAAATCAAAGCCATCAACAAAGTTATCCAAGTCTCCACCTGTGATACCAAAATCAAAATCAGTGTCAGTTGAAGTACCTGCGTGAGCAGTTGTTACTTCAAAACCAGCACACATGATTAGGGTATTAGCTGGAATAGTCAAACCCGGAATTACATCGTTTGCAGCGAGGGCAGTACCCTTATCGCTTGCAGCCGTTTCAAAATTCAGGTCTGCTTGGATTAAGTAAGGCTTGCGACCACGACCATCATTTCCTCGTGCTACAGAGGTAGTATTATCACCAAGTGCCATAATTCAGTCCTCCTTTAAGCCAAACAATATGCCGCAGTAACGATTGCTTCAGGACGAAGAATCTTGCGACCATACAGATGCATACCACGGACAATATCTGCGAAGCTGTCCGGGTCACGATAAGTCTCAGTCTTGTTAATCTGCTCTGCAGTTGCAACAGCAGATGAATGACCAGCAACGATGATGCCCATGTTTGACGAATTAACACCACCTGTAGTTGCTGGGCCAGTGCCAAGCGAAGGTAGGTTATTAGACGTGTAAACTTGGAAACCGTGAAGGTTATTCAAGACAAGTCCGTTCTGTAGTCCAGAACCACCGAAGTCAGAATTTAGAAGACGTGAATCTTCATCCTTCAGTACCTCAATGAATACTGGGTCAAGAACAATCCAACGTCCTTGGGTATCAACATTTTGCTGATCCAGAAGACGGGACATACGTGCAAGAATTTGCAACGGAAATGCGTTACCTGCAGTGCTGGACTTAGCAGCAGTTGCACCACCTGCACGTGGCTCAATACCAATACAGCTATTAGCAGCACCTGCTGTGCCAGAAGTATTAGTAAAGTCAGAAGCGTCAAGCGACATGGATGCCAAAAGTTCAGCACCTACGAGGTTTGAGCCACTGGAAGCTGTTGAAACAGCCTTTGCACCATTAACAGTTGTGTTAACAGTATTTGCAGCACCATGAATGGCTGACTGCGTGAAACCTGACAAGTAGCCAAGAACGTCTTGGTCAAACTGGTCAGCAAGGCGATACGCAGCACGATCACTTGCCAAAGATTGGAAGTTAACGTGTGAGTGTGCCTCTTCAATGTCGTCCACCTTGAAAGCAAAGTAGTTAGCTTTGTCAATCGTTAGGCTGAACTCTTCATCGTCAAGGTCTTGCGGTGTGATAGTTGTACCACGTGCATACGCCTTAACGGTGATTTCGGGTTCTTTGATAACCTTAACGGAATCGCCCATCTGCGCAATCTCACCAAAGTAGTCTGAATTGGTGATTGCTTCAACAATAGATGCCTTGCGGAAAGCAACCTGCACCTGTTTGCTGTAGATAATAGGACTAAAATTACCGTTAGGAAGATTACCATACCCGCTTGCGGTAGTAAATGCCATTGTAATCTCCATTTAGCATTATTCACAGATGCAAACTTACAAGACTATTTAGAGGCTGATTTGCTTGGGTGCGTTCAATAATAAGGTGGCCGCCCTACTATTTTACGGGCCATGCGCTTCAGGTAATCCGTAAGACTTTGCTGTTTGCGTATTGTAGTGTAACAGTTCTGCGCAACAAAGTTACACTAATCTGACTATAGTTATACCTATATATAACTATTTGTCAACCTTTTTTTCTTTCGGTATTTCAAGAAAATTCATGTTCATACTGAAAGACCTGCGTTCTCCTTCTGTATAGAATGGATATACACAGTGAAATAGTTGTGAAGGAAATACGTAGAAGTCTCCAACCTGTGGCTTAATTACAAAGTTTGTGCAGGTATATCCTGATGGTGTACCTGATGCAAACTGTATATGCCCATTAGCAGGATGGTGATCTTTGTAATCTTCTTCCCACTCTTCTTCTATTCCTTCAGGTAGTTTTAGGTATCCTACACAAGATAATCTTGACCCTGTGTGGATGTGTAGTGGGTTGTACTCACCATTAAACTGTCGTACAAACCAACCTGATACTACCTGTAATCCATAGTTGTAGTTATCTACATCTAGGGAGTTAGCCCCAAAAGAGTTTCGTAGTTCTGTGTAGGCTTGATATTTACCTACAAACTGCCCTAAACCTTCTTGGGCAATAGCTACAATCTCTTCATCAAAAGCTAACTCTGCTTTTACTTTGCCTACCAAGTTATCTGAATAGTCTTTTAACTTGTCAGACATTTTACTATTTAGCTTCTCTACCAACTCATCTGGCATACGGTAGTATCCCATCGTTGGCCCAAACGGAGCAAATAGTTCCATTTCTTTTTGTGGCTTAAATATTATACTCATCGTGCAGACCCACTTACATCATAGACAAACTTGCCACTACGGATTGCTTCCATGATTTCATCTGAGTTTTTCTCATACTCTTGTGCCGACATCTTCTGAACATCTGACTCTTTTAAGTATGAACTAGCTTCATCTTTCTGTGGTGTACTACGTGAGTTCTTTGTAGACACAGACTTTGCTGCATCTTTATTTGACTTAGGTTTTTCTTGACCTATTCCCTTATCGGCTTTGTATAAGTCAATGGCTCTAGCTGCTGCACGTGCGTCATTGTCATTATCGTATAGTGCGTCTTGTACCCACTTAGGTTGCTCTTCTGCCCAATCGTGAAACTCATCGCTGTCACGTATCTCACCAAAGTCAGGATGCATACGCATTAGTTCTACTTCAGCTTTTTCTTTGGTAGCAGATAACTGCATTTCGTCAATTGCTTTTACACGTTCTTCTAGTGCAACTGATTGTTCCCGTGCTTTCTTCATTGCAATTGTTTCAACTATAGCCGCTACATCTGGGTATTCCGCTGCCCATGTTTCAATGTCTTCATCTGACTTAGGCAGTTTCATTTCTTTTTTTGTAGCATCATTTAGTTGACTTTTAAGAGCATCTATCTCTTTCTTAAAATCTTCTGCTTGCTTTTGTTGATGCCTACGTAGATCAGAGTAACGCTTCTTAAATGTTTTTTCTTCTGCGTTAGTAGGTTCAGCTTCTTCTGGCTCTACAGTTTCTTCTGTCTCACCACGCTGTTCCTTCATCATCTGTTCTAGTTCTTCTTCTTCCTTTTTACGCTTTTCTTCATTTGTGTATTTACGATTTGCAAATGCAACTTTCTTTTCAGGCTTTACTTCTTCAGCCATAACAGTAGCTTCTTCAGCCATTGTACTTCTCCTTGTTGGGGCCAACCGTAGCCACGGGGTGGGGGATTAGGTAGCCAACGAATTGTAAGATTTAATTAAGCCTCTTACGCAGCTTTCTTCAGTGCATTTTTATATTGTCCATGCACTGTGTAGACTTCACCTTCTGTGTATACATTATAGCGATCATCTGCTGTACCAATGTAAACTGTCGGTGTTACTTGTTCTACATATTCAAGTGATGTTACTTCTACATTATTAATGTAGTCACCTAGCACTAAGTCTTCTGTACGTTTCCACGAACCATTAGCAAGTACAGGGTGGTCATTAGTGATCTTTAACTCACCGTTGACTTTGTAATAACCCTCACGCATATGCTTGTGTAATACTTCTGTCACCACTGTATTATCTACAATGTCACCTACTTGTACTTTAGTTACAAAGTCTATAACACCATTGCGTTTTACTTTCATGTCTTCAGTTAGACAGATAGGTGCTGCTGCATCATCACCAGACCCAAATCCTTCACTACCATCCATACCGCCACCTTGATTATCGCCTTGACCTTCTGAAGTATCATCAAACATTGCTGCAACATCTTCAGGTGACATTGCACCATAATCTGCAGGAGAAGACGGGGTAGCACCCGGAGGTGCGCCACCATCCTGTTGAGATGCCTCATTACCTAATGTTCTTGCTCTATTTCTTGCTTGTTGTTCTTTAGCTTTAGCAGCGTTAGCTTGCTGTCTTGCTCTTTCAGTTGTAACGGCTTGAGTTTTTCCCGTAGTGGGGTCTGTAGATGTAACTGCTTTACCAGATGTATCTCTAACTGTACCACTTGCTATTGCATCTTTTGCATCTTGAGCATATGAATCTGCTAAATTATTATATCCTCTTGCCGCAGAACGCAACGCCTCTACATTAGTTACGTCCGCACGACTATATCCTAGATCAGTCATAGCACTAAGTATTCCTTGATTAACAGCAGTTTGATTTTGTGCCATTACTTCATCTACTGCAGAACGAACATCTTGTCCTTTTTTGGCTGCTTCCATAGCAGCAGTTATAGCAAGACCATAAGCGGTTGCTTGTTCATTAGTAGCGATTTGACCCGGATTAGAAAACCCCATCGCAGCTAAAGCCATACCCTTTGCAGTCTGACCCGCAATAGCAGCTTGATTAGGAGTAGCCATATTATCTAATATACCAAGTTGATTACCTATTGTTATACCAGCAGCAGTCATAGGACTAAGTGAACCCAATTGTGCCATTGCCATATCAAATGTAGCACTTCTCATTTCAGGATTAGTTAAACCAAACTCACGACTACCACCATAAAAACCAGCGGAAGAATCTCTTTTACCAAACATACCACGAGATGCATCCATCATAGCAGTTTCCATATCACTAGCACCTGTAACTGTTGAAGTGCCTACACCTGTTGTGCCTATACCTAAACTATCTCCGTCCCCACCACCGTCATCTTGCTGTCCTATAGTGGTAGTAGGCGTAGTAGTAGGGTCTGTTACTTGTGTAGTATCTTCTGGTTCAAATCTAAAACCTTCAGGGATGGGATAAATAGGTTGTCCATTTTTAAAAGGTATTCGTCTTACAATTCCTGCATCATTTACATATCGTCTTAATTCGTCATACTGTCCGGGATTAGTACCAACTACTTGACCAAAGGTAGGCAAGTTAGTTGATTGAGTTGCCGTTGTAAATTGTGTGCCTTGAAGTTGTGGCCCAGTAAAGCTGGGAATTACAGGTGGTACATAAGGTTTAAATCCTGTAGTCGGAGCAGGATTAGGTGTAGTAATAACACCAGTACCCGGCATAGGAACCACTCCACCTAAATTAAAATTTAAATCATCTTGCCCGTCATCTTCCATTTCAAGATCATCTATGCTAAACGGAACACCATCTGGAATAGTAGCTTCTTCACTATTACCCATTTGACCCATAGCATCCATACGTGCAAGACCTCGTTTAGCTTCGTCACGAAGTGCCATCATTTTATCTAATCCATGATAGCGCACTACGTCTGCTGGCATAACAAACTCACCCTCACTTAATTGTGCAGGTATGTCATCACGGACTTCTTCTTGGGTAGAACCTATAGGTACATCATTGCCAGATACAGGATCAACTGTACCACCTTCTTGCATAAGACCACCCTCATCAAAGAGTTCCATTTGTTTTGCCATGTTAGCCATTGATAGCATCCCTTAATGTTTTAATATTACGCAATACCGCTATCGCTCCCTGCGCACGGTGCATCAGTATTGTATTATCACCCTGTTCTAATGTGCGGTGTTGTTGTTCTATAAGCAGGTCTAAGTAATTACTGAAGTGGTCCCACTGGTGCTTGTTGTTGACCAGCGGCTTGAGTTTGCTGAGTATTTCCTTGTTCACTTGCACTAAATCCTTGTTCACCCGGCACTGGAACTTGCCCTGTACCTACGTTGCCACCACCTGCACCTGTTGGGTCCATAGCATCACCACCCGGTGGGGGTGTCATACCGCCCTGTTGATTTTGTAGGGGTGCTTGAAACTCTTTCATAATCTCTGCTTGCAGAGCAGCTTCATCCATATTGTTGGTAACTTTGTCTGGGTCTAAGTCCATAGATTTTGCAATCTCACGGATTACATATTGGAACTTAGCAAATGGAGCAAGTGCAGGGTTACTTGCGATTTGTAAGAACTGCATAAGTCTTTGACTACGTACCTCGTTAGCCATAAGACTTTCAGTTCCACGTGCCTTAACTTCTAAATCACCCTTTATGGCAGGGTCAAAATCAAACTGCATATTAAAACGAAATAGACCTTCACCTAAAGGACGCAGCAAATAATCATCTACATTTTTAATAACAGTTTTTGTGCCGCCTTGCGCAGCACCCATAAGCATTGATATACCACTAGCAGTTCTACCTACGCCCGATACACCTGTTTGTCCATGTGCAAAAGAAGGAAAGCCTGTGCTTTCATCTGCCAACACACGTGCTTTGTCAAACAGCATCATGTTTTCTTGTGCTACATTTGGAAACTTTGTACCAAAGATTGCCTGACCCGGTGCGCCACCTTGCCTACGGAATACTTTACCGGGATACAAAGATAAGTCTTGACCCGGCACTAGATTGGTTTCGTCTACTTCTACAATCAAGTTACCTGACAACACAGCGTTGTCTACAGCCATACGCATAAAGCCATTCATTAGTGTCTGCGTATCGTCCATATTTTCTGCAATACCAATACCAAAAAATGAGTATGGGTTTAATTCATATGGTGCTGCACAGTATGGTATCTTAGCAGGTTTAAATGGGTTAAGAACCATACGTAACAATTTATTATTACATATCCAGATATTTGCTTGTAGTTCATCAAAGTCTTTTAGTTCTTTTGGTATTTCTACTTCTTGCTCTTCAAGTAGTTCAACATCTACCATGCCCCAATATTCTAATACTTCAAAGCGGTCAATACCATGTTCTGGTGCATAGTCTGTTAAATCTTCTTCCCAATACTTCTTGGTATAATTCTCACCCATCTGGATGACTTCATCAATTACACCACTTCTAAAGTAGGGACGCTTCTTTAGATTGCGCAACTGTGTGCGAGACATCTTATGTCGTTCAATAACAAACTGTGCCTCATCCATATTGTTAGCATCTGGGTCTGCATAAAAGTTCCAAACAGATACATGATTTACCTGTGGGATAGTTTTAAACAATGGGTCATAGTTACCATCATCACCCCAGTTTGGATATTCTTTGTCTACAGCAAATGGCCCCTTCATTACACCTGTACCAAAGAGTGCCATCTCAAATGCAGCACTACGTAAATGCTTAGTAGCACCAGACTCTTCTAGCTGGTCATGTATTTTCTTTTGCATCTTCTTTGCTGCAATAAGAGCAGGACTAAATGCAATAGCTGTAGGTGTTTTACCCGGACCTTCTTTTAATTTATCAGCGACTGGTTCCAGTTTATCTTCCAACGCCCCAAGTTTTTCTTGTAAACTCTGGGCAGTTGCACCTGCTGGGAAATCCATTCCATCTCCCTGAAAACCATAGGGACTTGAAAGAGCAGTTTCACCACGCAGTTGTTCTGGTTCTTTAGGGTCAAAATGTACATCAGCAACAACCCCCTCTGGTAATTCAGTAGGCTCAATAGATAAAGGAAAACGCTGGTTAGCGAATAGAACATCAACAATCTGTCCGTATGCTGCCAGCGTTTTAGTTTTAGTTATCTTAACAAATACACGAGATTTTTCTGCTTCTGTAAACTGTACATCTGGACCATACAAACCACGATAGTTACGATAGGCACGTAACCATCTCTCTTCATCTTGGTATCGGTAGTCTTCAGAACGCTTATATCTTTCCATAATAAACGGAATGATATTTGTCACATCCATATCTGTTTCGGCAGTATCGTCTGTATCTTCCAGAGCAATAGCATCGTCTTCAATCATAATTTCATCTTCTGCCATTATACTTCCTTTGCTCCTACCACGGTACATCTATATTCTATAGACTTCCAATCACCGTCAGTTGGTATGTTTTCATGTATGTTTTTCATTTTAATACAGTCTGGCTTTTCATCAAACCACTGTATGGTCTGCGTTCCACAATATGCTGTAGAACAAACTGTTAACATTAATGACCAAATTACTTCCATGTTATTAATATCCAAACGTAGCGTCTGCTACTTGCATACCCCCACCGGGTCTACCCATAGGATCGTAGTCAAATATACTAAACCTTGGTCTGGACATTATACCATACCTAAGAGCGTCATACAAGTGGTCTTCGCTTTTTGTATCCACGTCTTCCGGGTTTTTCTTGTCCAACGGTATTGAGGGCAATTGGGAGATGACATGTGTGCAAGTATTAAAGAAAACAAGTCTAGGCTCCTCTGTAAATTCATCTATCTGCAGTCTACGATGTATTTCGTTTTTACCTGCTACCCTACTGCCTCTGCTTCGGTCTGACGGTCTCCACCTACATCCCTTGCTTATCATTTGTTCAGCAAGAGAAGGGCCAGTATCACCCCGCTTATGCCAAAGAGAACTATCCAGAACGCCATACTTAATATTGCCATCTTCTGCTTCCAAATCCAATATCATATCTGCCAAATCTGTGGCAAGGACTTTAGAAACGTAGAGTTCTCTATAGACAACGATTTGTTCATTTGGTGCAACAGCAAACCACAAAACGCCACTATAACTGCCGTAACCGTAATCGCAAGCCCTAAACTTAACCCAGTTGCTAGGTATATTAAAAGGCTCAATAACATGCACGTGCCTATCAAATTCAGTAAAGGCAGCACCCTCTTTAATATCCCAGTCTCCCTCAAGGAGTTGTCTTCGCTGCTGCTCTGGTAGAGATAGAAGCATGGCTTCGTAATCACCTGCTTGCGAAAGGTATGGGTTATCAGAAAGTCTCGCTGGTATAAATCTTCTTTTAAATAAAGGTTTTCCAGCCTTGCTATGTCCAGCGGGGTATCGCAAGACCTCTGTTGTGTCAATATCTGTGGCATCAAACGACCTGTTATACGGAGATGGGTCAATAAACATCTTCTTAACCCAATGATGACCCCTACCTCCGGGGTTGGTCGTGGCCCTCATAAAAATTGGTAAATCGGTTGCAGTGGACCGTAGACGTGACCGCATGTAATTCCATGCGTATGGTGTGGCCCACTGTGTCAGTTCGTCAAAGCCTATCCAGCTAAATGCCAGACCCTGATAACGCAAGACATCTTCATCTCTATCCAGATAAGACATCCACAACCTTGCACCAGATGGCGCAGTCCACTGCATCTTTCTCTCTGACCATTTTATTCCCGGCCAGATTTTTGGGTACAACTCCTGCGATTTGAATATGAGTTCCCTTAACTCTTCCGTTGTATGTCGCAGAAGCAGACCACTGAACTGTGGATGCCCCATATACCTTAAAGGGTCTGCAAGCATAGCGTAGCTTTTACCGCCACCTGCACTACCCCCATATAACACTTCTCTTTCACTCGCTGCAAGAAACTCTGTCTGTGGTCCTTCGTTTGGTTTGAATAATACGTTAGCGTGTTCCTCTACGCTATCTGTTTCATGTGAAACGTCCTGTATCTCAACCTTCGGCTTTTGCACCCGTTCTTTGGGTGTGGATTTCTTGCGCTTTGGCGATTGCCTTTTCCGCATACTCTGCCCACTTGATAAGGCTTGCAGCTTGGTTCTTACGTCTTCGCTCATATTGTAACCGTTTTCTCAAACCTACATGCGAGATATATCTGCCAGTCTGTGTACTCAACCAATTTGCAACCTCACGGTAGCTATACTGATTTACGTGCTGCCTAGCTTTCTCTAGCAAATCCAATTCAATTGGTATAGGCTGAAGAATATCGGGGTCTTCATCATCCTGCTTATATCCGAATGGTACTGTACGTGCAATACGTGGTATGGGTATCCATTCGTTTTCTTCTTTAATGTCTGTCGGCTGTGGTAGCTTCCACTTGCCTATGCTTCTACTCATCGTCTACTGGTGCTTTAGCTGGCATAAGCATTACACCACCTGCAGCTTCTACCTGCACCTTCTCTGTTTTAATCAGACCTGTGCGGTCAAGCAGTTCTTTTGCCGCAACCATCTTATCACGAATACCCAACTCTGTCGGGTCATGCAATGCACCTGTCATCGCCATCGCTGCTTTCGGAGCATTACGTGCCATGTACATTTGAGTAGCCTCAAGTATTTCTTCTTTAAGACCTTTAACAATCTCTGTAGTATTAGAAGTGTCAGCATATCCTGCCAGCTTTTTTGCTTGTACCAAATCACCGCCAGCTTCTTCAAAGAGGACGTTGAGTAGTTTCTGTTGCTTGTCTGTTAGCTGTCGTGTCATTTAGTCTATTGCCTTTTTAATAAGGTCTACTATTCTATAGGGGTCAAGAAACTTTGTTTCTTTCTTTTTCTTACCTTTATAAGTTTGACCTGAAGTTTTACTACTGACTTTATAAATACCACCTTGACCTTGATAGCTTGATTTATATGTTCTACCACCCATTTAAAATTCTCCGTTGTGCATAGCGTTGGACAATTTAACTGCCCGTCCTTTTACCTGAGTTGCCCATCTACTGTCGAGCATCTCCTTTGCTGCAGTAGGATAATCTCCATCATGTACAGCCGCCCACATCTTTTTAAACTTATTAAGTCTTGGCACACCCATATTGAATGCCATATCTACAAGTACAAGCTGACGTACAGCGTCTAGCTGATCTACGCAAGGGTGCGCACGGACCAGTTCTTCTTCGACAATCTGTACGTCATTCTCTGCTAGATAGACCGCATCAGCTTCGGTTATTCCCCATTCATAAACGTGGTCAATAGATGGTATATCTAAATCATCCAACTCTTGTTGGGTAATTCCACGGTCTTCTAGGTTTCGTCCGATACCAATTGTATCAATTCCTAATGTGTCCTTATACACCTGTAGCCTTAGACCCTCGCTTACCACCAGCTTGTCTATTAGGTCTTGTGGGTTGTATTTCATCGCCTTTACCCTCGTGATTCATCCATACCGCAAATGCACCTGTCATGGCCCCCGTGACTACACTCACCAGTGCCGCTTGTTGACTTGTTGGATCGGGCAATGTCATAAACCACTCCACCACTCTCCATGCCGACACGGACATCATTAACATCATCAGACGTGGTAATATTTTCCACGCTAAAACTCTTTCCATTACTGCTGTCACGGTTTTTCCTTGCCTGTTCTTTTGTTGTATGGTCGTGCATATCCCACATAATCATTACAACTATTTTTTACCAAAAAATTTAGTAGCACTACGAACACCAAAACTGGCTGCTACGATAACACCTAAACTATACTGATACCATTCTGGCATAGACTGCAATTGTGCAAATCCGTTTTTGACTACTTCTTCCATACCCGGAATGAACGCAAGAATGAGAGGGATGCTGAATAGAATTGTAAGCCACTCGTCTTTCCACGATGACTGACTTCCTTTAGCCATTTCCAAATCCCAGTCAATTTCTCCTGTAGCCTTTTTCTCCATGATGACAGCTTCAGCTTTAGCTTTTGCCACCTTGGTTGCAGCTTCTGCTTTAGTCTTTTCAACTTTTCCATTTAACCATGTCCCTGCTAAATCAGCTATTGGTCCTACTAAGGCGGTCCACATTATCCTACTCCTCGTCTGAACCTTGCGGTTTTCTTTGATATACTTTTAGGCTGCTTGACGAATTGCTTACCAGCACGAGTTCCTTTTCTTTTAGCACGGGTCGTAGCGGCATATTCAGATGGCGATAACGCCTTGATAGCAGCCGTTGGAAGATAACGCTCACCCGTTTCGGAGGAGGGCTTTCCACTCTTCGTTCTCCACTTCTGCTTTCCCCAAGCCTTTAAACTCTTTTGTGGTTGCTTTAATGCCATGAATAAGTTATACCATTATCTGTTTCATTTGTCAAGTTAAAAAGAAGAAAATATAGCAAATAGGAAAAATGAAAATCCTGCAACAGCGATACCAGTTATAAGCACTGCCATCTTTACTTGTTCCATCATTTCATTATGCCGTTGTATCGCTTCTCGTTTTGCTTTCAATGCGGCCTCTTTTGCTTCCTGTATTCTCTTCTGCCTCTCAGCTAATATGCCTTTCCATGTTCCATGTCCAAAGCGCATATCAACCATAGTGGCAACTTCTTGAAGTTTCTCTGCAGCTATCTTTGCATCTATGACTTCTCGTGCTACGGTGCTTACACCGAATTGATCTGTCATTCCCATACCAGACTTTTTAGCCCGGTCTTGTTGTACTTGTTTTTCTCCCTCAAAAAGTTTATCTATAAAGCCAGCAATATCTCCTATATCGTTGGCTGTATTTATCGTTGACTTAATACCATCCACTGCCGCTTTTACAAGCGAAATACCTGCGAGGGTTTCTGCAATCATCTCTATGCCTCATGTTTTGTTGATTGGTTTGCATATTGCCGTCATCTTTATTCGTTCATTCTTCTTTGTATATATGGCTGGTTGTCGGGAAAGTTTATCCGCAAAATATAAACACTCATCCATATCTTCAAAGATTTGTGTTTGGTTAATTATTTGCGAACCCATATATACTACAAGAACAAATGCTATCATTCTATGATACGAACTATATAGTTTGAGCCATCATCATTCTTAGATACTTCTACTGTTTTATTCTCACAGGAGTATCTTACTGTCTTGCTCTCTTTATATAAGTTCCTCTCTATAGTTCTTTTAGCTTTTAAACATTTAGATATTTTTTCAAAGGCTGTGTGTTCCGTTACATCACCACCCATATACAGTATAAGAGTTATGGTTTTAATGACTTCCATTTCTCATCTTCTCTAAATTTTCTTCTAATGCATTTAATCGCTTTTCATAAAACTCTAATGTTAATTTCTGCTGCTGGTCATATGGGGCTTTACCCTCATCTATCTGCGTAGACAAATCATCTAACTCATTTGCCAGATGTTCTATCAACATAAACTGTTCGCTGTCGGCAGGTAGGCTACCCATTTCACCACGAGGCCATTTAATACGAAACTCTGTATTCTGCCCCAAGTCAGCTTCCATCATTGTGATGTTTGTTTCTATCTGGTTCAGTCGTTCTATGATGCCAAAATATGCCCATGTCGCTACACTAGCAGCAGCCACCATACTTATAATGTTACGTAGTGGTAACGCAACTTCGGTATTCTCGTTCAGCTTTGTAGCCATTATTCAATACCTAGTATCCTAGATAGTCCAAATACCTCTAGCAGCATGAACGTAAAGAACAGCAATAGTATGCTACCTGCTATTAGTTTGCCACTAAAATTTGTTGACCCTATACGTATAGCGATAAACTCATTCCCTAGTATACGCAGTATAAGTTCAAAACTGTTTTCATTAATACCTACAGATATAGGCTTTTTATTTTCATCTGCCATCTTACGCAGCCATCCTTGGATTACTCGCTTCAACGCCCATCCATTTGCTCCACTCTGCATAGTAGTGTCTCATTCCTACTTCATCGTGTATTGTGCTATTCTCATGTCTGCCATGTAGAATATTACGTGGCTCTGTACCTTCACGCATTGTTGTACCCTGACCAGCTACACCGATAAGGTCTTCGTGTAAGTTCCTACCGAATGGCCCCCATATAGAGTTGTGATGCTTGATACGTGTCTGTCTTTCCTCTGGCGTATCTTTCTTGAGACCATATCCTCTAAACTCAATAAGAACTTTGTTTGGCCCAAGAGGTGTAACGCTATCGCTTCTATAAGCACTACCCCGTAGATTAAAATTAAATCCGGGGAAAAGGTCAACCATATACCATTGATTGGGAGGGAGGTTAGGGAAACTAAGGTCTCCTCTATCCTCAAAGCCATCGTATTCCTCGTAGTTAACTGTGAAGCTACTGACGTTGACGTGTCCGTTATCAAACGGTATATTTTTTCTAGCAAAATATTCATCGTTGAATCCTGACACACGATTAAAGTAATGCATAAAGTCGTGGTAGAACTCACTGTTTGTGTCATGCCACAGTTTGTAGTTTGTATCTATTACGGCTTTGTGATAGTGGAACACTTCCATTTCTTCTGCATCTATTGCATCTGCTATGCAATCAAATGCACCTGCTGTCCACTCATCTACTGTTTTGGGATTGTCTATATCCAGTGTAGTCCAAATCATACCACCATGCTTTACCTCGCACGGTAGTTCTGTCCATTTACCTGAATGGTAGGTTAGCGCAAGGTCATTCCCTGCAGGAGACTTTACGCTATCGGTAAGAAATGTTCTGACCTTATTACCTTCAAAGCGTATGGCTACAACATTCTTTAATGCTATCTG